CAACAACCTGTGACCTGTTTTCGACTTCATTACCAAAAGGCTCACCTAAATAGTAATCAAGTGTTTCTGCCCTGTCTGTAGAATACTCAGTATCATAATAATTAACCGCATCAACCATGTGGTCGCTTATTAAAGCCTGTAGAGTTTTATCGTCCATTTCCGGCATGGGATTACCTCTTCTTTTTCTTTTTCTTTTTTAAAGACTTAAAGTCTTCACCTGTAATTTTATCTCTAGGTTTTGCAGTCCTCGCAAGTTTCTTCTGTTTAGAACTGTATTTACTGAATGGCATTACTTACCCTTTTTCTTTGTTTTTGGTTTTGTCTTTTTGTTCTTTTTCTTAACAGTTGTTTTCTTCATATACATTTTCATTTGTCATCTCTTTCTTTAGGATAAATAATTTCAACGCCTAATTTCTTTTGTTCTTTTGTGCGAGGTCTTAAGATTAACCTGCCTTTTGTTCTCCTATAGCACCCATCTTTTGCTATGTAATTCGACTTCCTGTAGTTCCTCGACTTAACATCATAAGCCTTAAACTCACCTGTTTCTCTATTGAGTGTGACGATATCTACCAAACCTAACCCCATCAAAGGAGTAAAAACAATGAGATTAGGGTCTTGAGTGAACTCAAGCTGCACTTCTAACTCAGCTTTTATGCCTTCGATAGTGCGTTTATCCCTAATTGCCATATCACCACTTGACTTTGTTCGCCCAAAAAGCAGCAGACATATTGCCCTTTGCAATATTCTTTGCGTGTCTTGCCTTAAATGACTTTGCTCTCTTTGTCATCGTCTTGTCACCTGTTTTACCTTGTTGACCAAAACGTATAGTTTTTACTTTCTCACCGTCCTTTGCCACAACAACGTGAGACTTAGTAGGGTGACTAGGTGTCCTTTTTGGTTTATTATAACCTTCTACACCAATACGTTTTAATATTGGGTCTTTAGCCATTAGACATTACTTCCCTACACCTTTCATGGCTCTAGTATGTGCTTGAGTAAAAGTCATACCTTTAAGCATATCTTTTTTCATACTAGCCATATGTTTTTTAGTGTGAGTGCCTTTTTTCTTATGATTACTTAAAGCATTTTTTTGACGTTGTGTTAATATTGGTTTTTTAGCCATTATTTCTTCTTTTTGCTTTTTGCTTTGGCTTTATTTTTCTTACTATTAGGAAAACCTTTTTTCATATCAGAGTAAGCCTTAGAAGAAATCGTTGACTTTTTTGCAGACCTTGATGTTCCCGCTTTTTTTCTTTTATTAATATTTTCATATAAAGACATGGTTTTTCCTATTGTTTTGTGTTTGTTTCTTTCGGTGAGTATACAACGACAAAGCTATGACATTCAGGACACGATAAGTTCGTCTCCATCTCATAATCTTCGTCTTCTTCTTCTATATCGTGGTCACCACCCCAAATAAGTTCCGTATTACAATGCCAACATTTCATTTGCCTTGCCCCCTATATTTTTTAAAACTTTGCATTACCACCTACAATATAAAGCTGTTCTTAAATAATTAAAATGTGCGTTCTTCTATTAGTAGGTGGCATCTAATCTCTGTGAAAAATCATAGCAGAAAAATCTTTAATTTCTTCTTCTGTCATGTTTTGCCCCTTGAGAATACTTAATGCCACGACACAAAGTGCACCGGCTACCTCGTGCCCATCTGCTACACCCATACGCATTAACGATAATGACGTATTGGCAAACATATGGTATATTTCAGAACATTGCTCCCAAAATTGTTCATCATGGATATCAAGTTCTTCCGGATTTGGAAAGTTAACAATATTTCCTTCGCTCATACAATCCACCCACTATCACCGTAATTAATAGTTTGGTTGAATTTATAACCCGCATTGTTGCCTGAAGCACGAATTGCATTACTTGCAAAAGTCAACATCAGAGCGTCAGCAACATCAGGACTTCTCATGCCACGTTTTTTCATTTCGTCTTTGCTCTCGACTTTGAATTTTCCGTTAGACATAATAGAATACTGTACTGCAGTTAGTTCGACAATGAGTTCATCTTGGTCAGGTATCTGACAATCTTTATGCTCTAGCCATTCACGGCATTTAAACCACAATTCATCTCGTAATCGCATATATCGACCCGATAAACTAGAACTTTCCGCTACATTGATGCCCCTAGCCGGTAAATCTAACTCTACCAATCTATCCACGACACCTGCACCAAGACCGATTGAATCAACCAATATCTCACTTGGTCTGTCTCTGAAAGGCGTAGACTCATACTCTGCCATAATAATACCAACAGTCTCCATGAGGTCTTTACCACCCCAATGTTTTATTGGCTCAGTTATTACGTTGCCTTTCCTCTTGCACAGAGCACAACGGTCGCTGCCATGTCTGGCAACGTCTATTCCCCATACAGGGAACACTTCTATAGGGTCTACCTCTCTGTCGATAGCGGATTCAACAAGTGCACGACCCATAATAGCGTTATCGTCAGTCTCAGGGGGTAACCCAAGAACTCTGACTCTAAACACATTCGAATCTTCCCCATACTGTTTTTTCATGTCTTCTATGTATTGGGGGTCTACTGTATCAGCGTCTAAGCAAGATACAGTCATTGTTTGCCAACTCTCAATGTTTTTATTAAAGGAGTCGTAGAAATAGCCTGTAGACCTGTTGGGGTTACCAACCATAATTGTCCTTGCACCCGGTGTAGACATCGCACCTTGTGCAACCTCAAAAATAATATCAGGAACACCTGATGCTTCATCGATGATAAATAACATATTGGGGGAGTGGAAACCTTGTAACGCTTCCGGATTTTCTCTTCGGCTTGTACGACTAACGCAAAAGCTGTCAGGGGCGTTCTTTAAGGTTATCTTATCGGAGCGAAACTCCAACTCGTTCTGAAAGCCTTCAGGCATCATTTTATGCCATTTCTGTATCTCAGACCACAATATTTGTTCTAACTGAGATGCGGAGTTTGCTGTGGCAGCAATCTTACAGGGGTAATGCGTTGTTAACCACCATAATATTGTCCACGAAAGAAACGTCGTTTTGCCAACTGCGTGACCGCTACGAACGGACAAACGATTATTGTTAGCTATGTTCTGTAAGGCTTCTCTCTGCCACTTCTGTGGCTCTGCCTGTAGACAGGTGCGGACGAACAGCACCGGGTCATCACGCAAAGCAAGAAGCGTTTTAGCCGCATCATTAAATTCTTCTTTTGCCATACTTAAACCCGTAGTGTCGCCTTTCGACGACACAAGGTAGTTTTAATTTTAATAATAATGAAAGGATATAAAATTTTTATAAGGAGTATTCTGTTTTGTGCATAAAAACCCTATATAACATAAAGACTAGCTTATGCTACAAACCATGTCAAATATTTTTTTCACCCCCTGTTCATATTTATAAAAAATTTTTTTTATGAGGGGGGTAATTTAAATTTACAGCACCCGCATATAATTTATAGGGTGGGTGGCTAGGAACAAAAACAGAACATCTATTATATCATAGATTGTTCTATTTGTCAAGAATTATATTACATTATCCACATATTTATTATAGTAATATATTTTGCAATATGAAAAAAAGCCTTGACAATCAATAGGTTATATAATCCGTGTAATAGGTCTAATAAACCTATTGCAATTCGTCAACATCATCATTAATAGTTATAATTCTATCATTTATCGCTTGTAATGCTTCGGTAAACGGGGAATGCTGTACATTCACATTAATATCAGGCGGACAATATTTTCCGATAGCCTGAAGCGTAGCCGTGGGATTGGCTTTCAGGCTATCTGCTAAAATTTCGGCTAACGTCACGCCGTGACGGGTTGGCAATATTTGAACGGCTTCTTCAATAGCTAGATTTATTTGATTTATTAAAGATATAGCGTGTCGGTTGGTAGAGCCTTTCGGTCGCCCACGCCTTGCCACGTTTTTATTTTCTGCATTATTTAATTCTTTAACCATTTGAAAAAACTCTATATTTTAAAAAAAAGTGTTGACATAGTTTAAACGAGTTTTAAGGACTATACAAGCGTTTTAATGTTTTTATATGGTTTACTATGTAAATATTGCTTTTACAGTCTTGACGGCGTTTTTAGGTTTTTAGACATAAAAAAACCCCGTAAAAACGGGGCTTTTCTGCGATTTTATGCTTGAGCTTTTTATTACATAAAAAAAACCCCGAAAAAATCGGGGCTTCTTCTTTTCTTAAAATAATTGATTATTTTCTGCAAATTCAGGGCTAATAGCTACCATATCCGCATAGCTAATATATCCCGCATTGTATGAATGAATTGCTAATTCTTCAAATTGACTACACCAAAGAAAAAAACCCTTTTTAGTTTTTGGGAATTTTTCAGGCAAGTTTGGATAAGTAAAATTTTCACGGTCTGCTAGAAATTCTTTCTGCAGTTTTAAGCCGTCTTCTTTTGTTTTTATTTGTCTATACATAGTATAAGCCCCTTTATTAATTAAAAAATATACTATTTTTTATCATATATTCTTTAGATTGTCAAGTAATTTTTTACATAAAAAAACCCCGAAAAAATCGGGGCTTCTTTTTTCAAGTATTATTTTTAATAGTTAATTATTCTTCTGAAGTTCTTTCTAGCTTGTATTTAAAAAACATCTTACCGATGTCATGACCGTCTACCAATGCTTCTGCGATTTCATAATAATTAACATCACTTACAAAAGCCAAGGCGTAGTTGTACGCAAAATTATCATGTATATCATGACCCTTTTTTGTATTGGTACTATTTAAAATCGTATCTTCTATATCATTTTTTATATTATCCATTAATTCGTTTATTATTTCTGATTTTCTTCTAATAGAAAACATTTTTTTAATGTCATCACCGTCTACAAATGCGTCGGCGTTTTCGTAATCTTTTTTTAAATTGTCAATAACTGAAAACCAATAATCTTGATTTATATCTATTAATTCAAGATTAATACGCCACGTTGCGTAGTTCGTCCAACCGTTATATTTATAATTATCTCTCATTTTTCTATCCTTGTTATTATTATTATTTTATAATAGCATATTATATATATATGTAAAGCATTTTATTACATAAAAAACCCCGAAAAAATCGGGGCTTCTTTTTTCATATATTATTTATTTAATATTTTCCATACTCTAAAATATTTCTTAAATCCATTTTATATAAACTATTAACAGTTTCAAGGCGTAAGCCTTGCCCGTATAATATACCGTAATCTTCAGTATATAGCTTGTCTTCTTCTTTATTTTGATATTTTTCTTTTAATTCTTCTATTTCTCTTTGATTGACTCTCATATCTAAATTACATTTTTCTATCTTATCAATAATATATTTTACTAGTTCAATTTCTCTTAATGTCATTTCTTAAATCCTTATTTATTAAAATTAACTTATAATAGCATATTATATATATATATGTAAAGAATTATTTTACTAGCTTATTAATTCGCCGTGATGATTAAACCGAAAAAACCTATCTATTATTTTTGGTATTTGAATTTCTTTTAATTCTTTTGTTAATAAATCGCTATTACGTTGTAATGGTGGTTTCATAGTGTGATGACGATAATTTATAGAACGGTGAGAATAACAAGACTCGCAAATATTTTTACTATCTTTTTTTTGTTTTTTGGTTTTTTCAAATATAATATTATCTTTTATATCGTCGCTTTTATTATAACAACGTAAGCAATCTATACATCTTTGCCCCGTGCAATTTTGCAAGTCTTTCAAATTATCTTCAGTTACATTATTAAAAACTTTATCAAAATAACCGAACGCTTCATATATAGGTTTATCAATAATAGGGTTACTATAAACAATAATTAAATTATCAGGCTTTTGATGTTTATCAAAAAATTTATTAATAATATCTTTTCTTTTAGTCCATAGAGTAAAATTGCACCATTTATTAAAATTACATATTTTAACATAATTCATTAAATTAATATTATCTTCTAAATTAGTTTTGTTGACTTTTGTTTTACTTTTAGGGTTATACATTTTTAAACAAAAATTGTTAGAAGTTGTATTAGTTCCAATTGCTTTAAATCCAAACATTTTATTATTTTTATCTTTA